TATGATAGAATGATTGACAAAGTAAAACCTCAGTCTGTTCCACAGCTTGTTTTAATACTTGCTGATTATCAATATAAGAATGCATTTGTTGCTGATATGGAACTCAATGTCGTAGCGTGTATGACAGAAATAATGGCTAATGTGGAACTTATATAAAATTTGGCTATATTCTTTAGGATCATATTCAGATGATAAAACAAAACCTTTTGATAACTATATTATATTAGTTAGAACATCATGGGTTTTGTTACACATCTGTACTTGTCTTATGATAATAGCTGGCAACGGAAAATTATTAGGGTGGTGGTAGATGTTTAAAACTGGCGCAAATTTATTTACATCAGGTGACTTTATTAGTCATGCTGGTTTACCTTTAAAATGGAAAATAGAATGTGATGCAATCAGGTCAGAAGAATGGGATTGTCTTGCTCAGATGATAATGGAATACGAAAAGTTTCCTTTTAAAACTGTAAGTGGAATTCCAACAGGCGGGATGTCTCTAGCTTCAGCTTTAGATAAATATAAAAGTCCCGATGCTGACGATATCCATTTAGTAGTAGATGATGTATGGACTACTGGTATGAGTATGCGGGAATATGTCAAAGAAAAATTTCCAGGCTATCTTGATGCTCAAGTAAAAAAATGGGTTGTGTTTGCTAGAAGACCGCCGAATGATGGAACAAGAGCATTATTCACCATGCCTGGTTAATAAAGGAGAATCCAGTGCGTATAGACAACGAACAAAAATTAGATTATGGAAATGTTCTAATAAGACCTAAACGTTCTACAGCGGGTAGCAGAAAAGAAGTAGAGCTTAAAAGAAAATTTTCATTTAAATATTCAAATGTGGCTCATGACTACGATTATATTGGCATTCCAATCATGGCCAGTAATATGGACGGCGTTGGTACGTTTAGAATGGCTGATACCTTAGCTAAACTAGGTCTCATGACTTGTTTAGTGAAAACGTATTCAGTAAATGAACTAGCAAATTACTATGACAATAGATTGAATGACTTTGAATTAAGAACCAATAACGTTGTATACTCTATGGGAATAAGCGATCATGACTATGAGAAATTTAAAAGAGTCTATGAACAAACAGATAATAACATTAAATACGTTTGTATAGACGTGGCGAATGGTTACAGTGAAAGGTTTTTAAATTTTTGTAAGAAATTTAGAGATTTATACCCAGACGTTGTGCTTATGGCTGGAAACGTAGTAACAGGTGAAATGACAGAGGAGTTAATATTAAATGGTACAGATATCGTCAAAGTTGGAATTGGCCCGGGTTCTGTGTGCACGACACGGATTCAAACTGGTGTTGGTTACCCTCAGCTTAGTGCTGTTATTGAATGCGCTGATGCTGCACATGGTCTTGGAGGACACATCATTGCTGATGGAGGATGTACTTCGTCAGGAGATGTTGCTAAAGCTTTTGCAGGAGGAGCAGACTTCGTTATGCTTGGAGGAATGTTTGCAGGCCACGACGAAGGTGGCGGAACTATTGATACTCTCAATGACACAGTTCAGTTTTATGGGATGAGTTCAGAAACAGCAAATAAAAAACATTTTGGTGGTCTTAATGACTATAGGGCTGCTGAAGGAAAAGTAGTAGAAGTTTCTTATAAAGGAAAAGCTGGTGATACTGTTCAAGAAATACTTGGAGGAATCAGATCAGCATGTACCTATACTGGAGCTACTAAACTAAAACAATTGAGTAAGTGCACAACATTTATTAGGTGTTATGATACACACAATAGAGTGTACGAATAATAAAAAATATGGTATAATATATTATGGACAATTCAGTTATATACGATTTTGAAACTCTTTCACAAGATCAAATGAGCGGTGTAGTTACATGCTTAGCTATTCTTAAATTTGATGAAAGCAGATTCGTAGATAAATCCTATACATTTAAAGAACTTGTTAACAGCGCTAAAGTTATGAAGTTTAGTGTTGAAGAACAAGTAAAGACTTATGAAAGAAAAATTGATAAGAGTACTTTAGACTGGTGGAAAGAACAAGGCCCTGACGCTCAGAAGTGGATTAAACCTTCAGATGATGATCGAGGATTAGAAGAACTATATGATTTTTTTATGGAAGCAGCAGGTGGTCATGCTACTAAATTTTATACAAGAGGAAATACTTTTGATCCTATTCTATTAGAAAGTATAATGAAACAAACACATAAACCTATGCCTTATCATTGGTGGGAAGTAAGAGATACAAGATCTCTAATAGAAGGTTTATCATGGGGATCTAAACTTGAAAATAAATTTATTCCACCAGGTTGTGACGAATTAGTAAAACATAACCCAACACATGATATAGCTTTAGATGTCATGAGAATACAAGCATTAGCACAGGCGATACAATGAAACTAACTTTAATAGGATTTGGTTACGTAGGAAAGGCTGTACATAATGTATTAAAAGAAAATCATGATGTTAAGATTGTCGATCCTAAGTACAACGAAAATTTAATAGAAGATGATTCTGATGGATATATAGTTTGTGTTCCAACGCCATCAGATTTTATCGGTGGATGTGACATGTCATATATCAATAACGTCTGCGCGCATGTACCAGATAATAAACCAGTACTTATAAAAAGTACTATGAGTTTAGAAGGCTGGAATAAATTAAAAACACTAGGAAAGAGTTTTAATTTCAGTCCAGAATTTTTAACTGCTGCTAATTCTATGGACGATTTTAAAAATACAGAATATATGTTACTTGGTGGACCTGACTATGATTTTTGGAGAAATGTGTTTCCGTTTCCTACAGTAAAAGCTTCTATAGAAGAACTTATAATTGTTAAGTATTCGGTAAATTGTTTTCTAGCAGCGAAAGTTTCTTTTTTTAATGAGATACATAATCTATGTGAGGCTACTAATATTAATTATAATACAGTGGCATCTCATGTTTCTATGGATAGAAGAATAGGAACAAGTCATATGGAAGTACCAGGTCCAGATGGAAAGCTAGGATTTGGCGGAGCTTGTTTTCCAAAAGATACAAACGCTTTAGTTGCTACAGGCTTACACTTTGGTAGTCCTATGACAATACTAAATGAGATAGTAGCAAAAAATAATTTAATAAGAGATGATATATGAACCACTTTGATTATTTAAACAGTATAAATGATACAAAGAAAGATATTATGGTTGATGATCTTGCTGAAAAAGATTATAACGCCTTTATGGTCAATAGAGGATTGTCATACTACAATGATACTGTAATATACGCAAATGAAATGAATAAGTATGCTCAAATTGATTCACGCATGCAGTATGACTTCTTAAAACAAATAATAAGAAAAAGAAAAAGATTCTCTAAATGGAATAAAGCAGATAAATCTGCAGATGTTGAAGTTATAAAAGAATATTATGGTTATTCACGAGACAAAGCTTATCAAGTTCTTTCAATACTCACGAAAGACCAGTTAGATGTTATTCGTAAAAAGATCAGTAAAGGCGGTAGAAGTCGGTAGTTTTATAAATAGTATCAACGAATAATATAATATAATAAACCGTGAGTTTTAAAATGGAAGAATTAGACACTTTAGTTGAGTGGAACCCAGATTTAATGTTAGAGGTTTCTCTTAACGAACCTGACGATTTTTTAAAAGTCAGAGAGACACTTACCCGAATCGGTGTAGCATCAAGAAAAGATAAAAAGTTATATCAGTCCTGTCACATCCTCCACAAACAAGGACGCTACTTTATTGTGCATTTCAAAGAACTATTTTTATTAGATGGAAAGAAATCTAATCTAGAAGAAGCAGATATTGGAAGAAGAAATACAATAGCAACTCTTATGTCAGACTGGGGTCTTGTAACTATTGAAGGTGTGGATAACTTAAATCCGATGGCACCACTTAGACAAATTAAGATTATATCATTTAAGGACAAGAATAATTGGGAACTGTCTCCGAAATACAACATCGGCAGGAAATAACAATATGGGTAGAAGATAAAAACAATTTCAATTATTACTTAGCTGAAGAATCGTTTTTAAATTGTTTTACTGATGTTGATGTAAAATACAAATGTCTTAGTGAGGAGTTATCGTGTGATCTAAAGCATTTTGACGAGTCAGCTAATAACATTTTTCTT